GGGGCTTTAGTACGTCTAGCGTGTGAACGGAAACGCTTCGCTGATTTATGTTTTGATACAGACCTACGGTGTAATGAACGCATTTTTTATGTCCTTAGTTGTTTAACTATCTCGGGATTGGTGTCACCTAGCACAGTAATATCAAGTAGTATTACTGTGCTGTGGCTTCGCCACCCTCCGATGGAGTAGGTATTTCAGCTGCAATAGCAGCTGGAGAAGGGTCTACAAGACCCAGTTTTACCGCTTCATCGCGGTTATTTTCATCTGCCAAGAATTCTACAAGGGCAGCTGGATCATGATCGAAACGTTTACGTAGATCGGCCGGTAAGGTCATAAATTCGTCTTCAGCGTCGATAACGGCATTGAGGGCACTATGGTAGTCCATGATGCCTGAGAAATCGCCGTAACGAGGCGATACAGCCTTTTGAGGTAGCAAACCAGTTACATTGAACTGTTTGAGAATATTGTTAATGTCGCATTCAGCTTTAAATTGCTGCTGAGCCAGAGTTGGCTCCTCACAAGCCAACCCTGACTCATTTGACGCAGCAAAAGTATCATAGTTGTAAGCAGTACGTAGAAATGGAGTTTTCATTTTAATCTCTTTCAAGGTATTGAGTCCGATTGTAAGTAGGATTGTTAATAGTCGTAGAACGACCTTTTATATTAGAACGAATTGCAGCAGCGCTGTTAAGAGCTTGGCCAGCATCTCTAGCATACGGTCTAAGCTTTCCATAAGCAGTTTTTGCCATTTCTTCATCAGGTGAGCCAATATTGACGTTTTGTTCAATATGACGGCCACGGATTTTATTAAGAACAGCTTGACTACGCTGGGCAATTGCACCAGCTGAAGCTTGTTCAGTTTGTTCACGAAGTAATAATTCAGTAGCAACTTCGTTTTTAAATTTTTGGGAAATGTTAGGCATACCCAAAATTATTGACGCAGTTTCAGCGTCAGTTTTTTTAGCTTGTTGCTCGTTTAAAGTAGTACGAGCAGTAGATTCAGTAGTATTAGCATCTTTAAGAGCAGTATCAGCTTGTAACGCTTGCATCTGGGTAAAACCAGTAGCAGCTGATGAAATAGGACTCTTAAAGTTAGCAGTTGATACGGAACCCATTGCACCCGTAGGAGTTCCAGCACCTCCTTGGGAATAAGCAAGCATGGGATTTAACCCAGCTTTTTTCATATCATCTATAGCTGTTTGGTATTGAGTAGCACGCATGCGTTCTTGAAAGTCCATTTGTTTTTGGGCTTGTTCAGCAGACGCAGCGTTAGAAGCCTGGGCAATATCCCAGGACTTCTGATTAGTTTGTTGCTGCCCTATAAATCCTAGGGCAGACCCAACAAGACCGGAAACGGCACCGAAATCCATTAGAAGTGATCGATTAAGCCAGGTACAGAGTACATAGGCATTGGTCGAGCTTTCTTAACATCAAAGAAAGAATCAAAGATGAACTGTTGGCCATTGGCACCAGAACCTACAGCAACAACTCGAGATACAGGTGGTGTATCTTGAATAAATGTTGTATTTAAAGTAGGTAATGTAGTGAATTTTTGAGCCAAATGCCAAGCATCAATAGTTCCACTAGCAGTAGACCTAAAGAGGCTAGAAATACGAGAAGGATAATAACGGTACTCAGCCCAGCGTTCTTGATAGCCGAATACGTTATCGTCATTAGAGGTACCTTTAACATAAATTTCTTTGTTAAGAATAGCTTGTTCGCCTAATGTAGCGAAAGCAGGGAAATAGAAGTCGTATCGAGTTTCACGACTCCACATACGAGCAAGACCTTGCTGATAAGTAAGATCAGCACGTATGGAAACCAGGCCAATAATTACACCATGCTCAACAAATGATTGAGTGAAACCATGGTTATGAGCCAAGGCAGTACCCATAGCAGCAAGTGTGCCCATAGGGGTAGTAGTTCCAGAAGCATTAGTACCCGATGTTTGAGCGATCGGATTAATGTTGATAGGGGTAGATCCACCGCCAATATATTCTGGGCGCTGTAAACGAGCATCAGGACTAATAACACCAAAATGTGACCTAATAATTTCCGTGTAACGAGTACCTCCGCGTGCATCACGCTCAAGTAACTTTTGAATTTGGAACGATTGACGTAATTGATTAATCGTTGCAGCCGTAGCGAGGGATAGGTCAGCATATAGTCCTGAATTGTTACCGAAACGAAGAGCGCTATTAACAGCGAGAGAACCACCTTCAACTTTAGTACCATTAGCACCGAATGGATCACCGATCCAGATGTTGCGGTTGGTTACAGTACCACCAGAGTTAGTAAATGTTACGTCTGTATTATCAGTTTTGATAGGAGCAGAAGTTCCTAATGGCAGTGATACAGAAGTGCCTTTTTGTGGCCAAGGAAGTGCAGAAGTAAAATAATCTTTACGTTTGCCACGACGCAGTAATGTGTAGTTAGCAGCAGCTGTTGTATCAGTTACATCGCCTTTATATACAAGAGCTGAGTTTTGAAGGTTTTCATCACGAAACCATTCATTAAAAATAAGATTGTAAGCACGTGGCCAAAAAGCACAGTGATCAATAGTAGCAGCACCATCAACTTGGCCTACAGTAGGTAACCCCATATAGTCTTGTAAAGAACCAATGGCATAACCGCCTACTGGGGATGTCTGTTGTGGAACAACATAAGAAATAGAGTCAGCAGGATTGTCTTGCTGTCCCATAAATCTTTGCCAATTATCCCAAACTAAGCGGTTTGGAACAAAGAAGAAGAAAGAATCCAAATGAAGATTATCCATAACAGGATAAAGAGGTGTAGACATGCGCGCGAACGCAGTCATATTTAATTTAAATGTATCACCAGGTAAGACTTCGTCTACATATACAGGAACAAGATATCCAGCATCGAAAGTAGTTTTATGTGTTGACTGACAGTCAAATGAAGAGCGGGGAATATCCGCTTTTGGGATCATCGTAAATTGATGAACATTTACCGATTTATTGCGATGCATGAGTGCAAGCTCCTGAGTTGTTGGGTGAGAAATGTTTCCATTTCTCTACCCTTAGTTTTAATACATTATTCCTTGATTTGTACGTCTTGAGCTCTAGTAATAACCCGAGGTACATCAAGAGGTTGATAGATGGCAGTTTGGTCATCCCAACTGCCTAGTTCATATAAGTCGTAGTCTTCAGGATGGTTGGCCATTTCAGAATCTTTTCGATTAACTTCGTCGTTAAATGAACGGATTGCGACACCAATAGTAGGTACATAGATAGGGCGATTGTAAGCATCAATAGCTCGATCTTTTACGGCACAAACGGCATATTTCATGAGGATTTCCTTTATGTGAGGGTACGTTTTAAGTGTTTCAATCTAGCAGCAACGACTTTGGCTTTAACAGCAAGTCTTTCATCGGTATTGTCTAGATAATTTAGTTTAGCAGATTTTTCACGGGTATATAGCAACTCATCATATTCGTAAGGGTAATCGTCTTTATATTTTTTGTCGTAGAACTTTGGAGGTTTGACTTTTTTTCCATTGACTACAACGTAGTCATGAGGGTACACGTCGGAACGGTACTTTTTATACCATTCATAGCCAATACCAGGTTTTAGAGACATTTTGCAGAATTCAGGTCTGAGTTGAATAATTTCACCAGTTTCAAAATTTACATCTTCGTAATGTAAATCTTTGAATTTTCCATTTACTTTTTTCATAACATACCGAGCAACATACGCAGCTGACTGGAAGTTAAGGTCTCCAATGGAGGAATAGCCAAATGGCCAGAGGGTTTCAAGGTGTTCGGATCTATAAATGAGAGAACCAGCGGAAGTCCTTTTCCATAATTCCTTATCAGGAAAGTCGTATCCGAAGATACAGGCGTGCCAGTGAGGTCGGCCGAAATTTTCGCCATATTCTCCAGCCATGTAATAGCGAATTTTTGCGCCTTTGAGGGATTTTCTAAGTCGCTTAAGGAAACGTTGAAAGTCTTCGTAATGTAAGCTGCCATCGCTTGGGAGATGTGTATCGTCATAGGTGAGGGTAATGAAACAGTTATTTTGGTGAAGTTGAGCCTCATGGATGCAACGCATTGCCCATTGTCGGGCATATTCCATGCGGCAAGAATCACATTGCCTACAAGGCAATGTTAGAGAACGGACAATATCGTGTTTTCGAACTTCGTCGAAAACAATTGATTTGTCAGAGCATTGATATGCTCTGAGGGGTGAAGTGCAAGGCATGTGAGGTGCCTGGGGGCTTTTTTAGAGCCTCCAGCCTCCACGTTGTGGGGCTTTAGCCATATTGGGGGCTTTAGTACGTCTAGCGTGTGAACGGAAACGCTTCGCTGATTTATGTTTTGATACAGACCTACGGTGTAATGAACGCATTTTTTATGTCCTTAGTTGTTTAACTATCTCGGGATTGG